GTACGCTTCATGAATGTTGTGAATAGCAGGATTTGAGCTTGCGACCTGTAATTGTGTTTGTGCAAGCATCACTCTTTGTGCCATCGACATAATATTTGGATCAGCAACCGGTAAAATATCTACTCGATTATCAAAATCTTGTGCTTTAATAACTCTTGGGCCACCATAAACATCGTAAGGATACTCCGGTGGTAAATATTCTTGCATAATTCTTGCAAGAATTTTAAATTCCATCTTCATTGCATAGTAACAACGCTTGTGAACACCACTCATTACACGTGAACCACGTTCCATCATCGCAACAGTTGTACCAACCGCTCGGTTTTGAGCATCATTGCCAATGTTGTTATCAGTTATTGCCGCAAATTTTTGTCCTGCTTGAACTAAAAATCCTAAAAGATTGAATAAAGTTGTTGAAGGTTCTGTAAAAGGTAAATTAAAAAACTGATCTCTGATGTTTCCACCGGGTGCATCTACATCTCTAAACTCTCCAGGCTGTATAGGTTGGTCATCATCTCTAACTCTAATGCCTCTAGACTTAAATCCAGCAGGTAAATTTTTTAAAGTACCCGCATCAATCAATTGTCTTAAAGATTGAGTAGCTGCTTGAGACAAACCACCAATCATATGAGTTAAACCAAAACCATAAAAACCTAATCCTGGTAAAAATTTAAAGTGTGCGAAGTATTCAATTCTTTGATAAGTTGGATCGTCTGGTCTATAGTTTCTATAGATTGATAATATTTCACCACTACCTTCATCAATAGTGACTACATAAGGAATTTTAATATTCTTTGCACGAGAATCAAATTTTTCATAATCATCTAAATGTAAATCGACATGCATTTCTAAAATTGTATTCAATGCATCATCGCCTGTTCTTTTGATTCCTTCTAATTCATTTATTTTCTTTTGTACGTTGTCCGTTGGCTCTTCTGATGTAGACGCTAACTCTACTTCTCTGTAGAAACCAGCAGCCATTTGTTTAAGGACTTCGTTTTCCGTCATCCGTTGTATGTGAGTAATTCTGTCTGAGTCTTTTAAATCGGACGCGTAGTAAGGAACCACGATATCTTCTGCAGGAACAAATTTAGATACGGGCCTTCTTAATAGAGAATCGTAATAGACTTTTTTAAAAGTGCTACCGGACAACGGTAAATAGAAAAGCATCTGATCCATGTCCGTTGTATATTCTTCCATCTTCTCCATCAACATGTAGTTCATGTAATCTTTAACCCGTGTTGCTTGTTGTTCAATCGGTACAGTTTGTAATCCGACAATTTGCGTTCGAACAGGGCCATCGGATGGAACGAGTTCTTTATAAGCTTGTGCCTGGAATTGCGTTACACTTTCCGCGAGCAACGGATGAGTGACATTGGATGCACCTTTGAATGGTCTGGTGACTTCTTGATACTTAACACCTAAAAGATCTAAACCTTTAATATAAGCTTGCTCCCAATCTTTTCTAGACTCTTTATCTTTTTTATATTCTGAAATTAATTCCGAAGCCATACGAGACAAAGTTCTTTCGTCCATAGACTCCGCTAAGTTTGCATTGAAATCATCTTGTGGTCTGTCTTCCATTTCAGGTTCTTCACCTTCAACGGTTACTTCTTCAACAGCTTCATCAATGATTGGTTGACCTTGATCAAGTTCAACAGTTTCTTCTTCGGTTATTTCTGGAATTTCGTTTTTTTCAACAGCCATAAATTTTTATCCTTTTAGCCTTAACATGGCTGAATAGCAACTAATAAAGTTTAGTAGCTTTTTTTCTACCAAGCTTACAACCACGTGCCATGACCATCGTACCTTTTGAATAGCCCATAGGTCTTTGCATCATACCACCGCCCATTTTTTTCATAGGCTTCATTAGACCTCTTTCAGGTGCTTTTAAATTGGGTCTAGAACCTATAACTCTTTTAAATTTATCTTTAGCTAATGCTAATTTACTTTTGATCTCGCCCATTCTACCCATGTCAGCGCCACCGCCTTTAGATGCTTTCATCATTCTACCTTTACTTGCAGGTTTTATGATTCCATCATCAATTGCTTTTTGTAAAAGTTTTGGAAGCATTCCACCTATACCTTTGCCTGATCCAGACATTGCAGACATTGCAACAGCTCCTGGCATTGCAGTCGCTGATTTCTTTTTACCAAGTAATCTACCAATAGATTTTCCTGCACCTTTAATCATTAAACCTAAAAATGCTTTTTGAACTTTACCTGGAACTAAATTCTCATCTTGTAATCCCATACCAGATTGTCTAGCAGCTCCATAACCCTGTTTCATTTCACCACCTTTAGCTTTTTTCTTAACTATATCTCTTACATCTTTTGCGTCTGGGAGTTTAATGGATTTTACATATTTAGAATATTCATCTTCTTCTTTTTTACCTGTAACCATTACACCTTTTTTAGCTTTCATCATTTTAAAATCCTCTCCGGTAATTTTACCATCTTTGTTTTTATCTAATTTTTTTTGACCACCTGATAGGCCACCTCGTTTCATATTTTTATAATAGTTAATTCTATTTTGCATTGCCTCTTTAGCCATACCTTCATATTTGCTACCTGGCTTATCTGCATAAAATTCTTTTGCACTATCTGGTCTTCTAAATTTTGAAAAAACTCTATCTGATTTCATAGGAGTTAATTCATCTCTAGCTGTTTCTTTTAGTGAAGCGTATTTAGCTTTTACTTGTTTTATTTTATTATTTTTTTCAATATCAGCTTTTTGTAAACTACCAATTCCTGGTTTTGGTTTATCTGAAGGTTGTAAAGAAGGTTTTCTTGGTTGTACCGCATATGGGTCACGACCTCTTCTTCCAATTTCTCTTTTATCTTTTTTTAAAACTCTAATTGGCATAGTAGCTCCTAATAATATTTGTATTCACGTTCTAATTTTATTGGCGGGTCGTCCCAATCGTCCGAG